TGTGGTATAATATGAGTGTAAAGAAAGAGAGGGAAAATAAAATGACAAAGGAAAAATATAAAGAGTACATTAATAACACACGTGATAGTGCTCTAAATAGAATTGTTGGTTTTCACGAGTTGGGGAATATCCTAGAGAGTTTATCGGATTATATTAATGTATGTATTGATATGTGCAAAGATATTTATGGTGATAAAGACATTGATTATCAATCCTATATGGAACTGTGTGAGTACATTCATAATAATTTAAAAGAAGTTTACCGAATTGTAAAAAAATAGCTAGGAGGTTATCATTGAAAGAGGTGATAAACATGAACACAGACATTAAATAAAAGAGTGCCAGCAGTGGCACTCTTTATTTTAATATTTGCTAAGTATATAACTAAATAATCTTTTAGTCTCCTGGTTGTTATAATAAACACATCCATCACGATATGATCGTATTAATACGTTTAAGCGTTGGTCTTTACGCCATAATTTCGCGATCATCATATTTTCACGATTATTATTTCCAATGGAATAACAATATCCGTATTCTTTGTTTATCTGTTGGTTGATATAAACATAACCGGTATCCATATCCACCCATACACCATAATAAATATCATCATAATACAATGTACATAAATAATCGCACACATTCGTTTTCTTTTTAATAAAGTCATTTGTGTCATACGCAAACATACCAGCGTTATACTCTCCATATGTAGTTCCGGATATTAATTTATGGAATTTTGATTTTTCTTTGTTTCCTTTTTTATATTCATTATGACATATTTGTATAACTATTTGTTCGACGGATTCATTGTCTTTAAATGTGTTGAATTCTTTATTTGGGTTAGGAGTAATGCCAAAATAACTAAAATAAGGGTTTACGATACTTGCGTTATTAGCCAGTAAATAAACGTGCCCCTCACGTTGCCTAAATATAGAGTCGATAATATTTAATAAGATTTCAACTTCATTTGGGATGTATGTATTATATCCAGCCTTTTCGGGTATGAATTCATCCACAATAATTGTGTCCACATCCACATAGCTTGTTGATTTTAAACTGGCAAAAGATGTTAAAGATGTGGCATAACCCATCTCACAACCATTTATGTAAAAGGTGGTGAAGTTGCTACCACCTGTTATTTTAAATTCGTCATCTTTGAAGTTTTCAAACTGATCATTTAGAAATGTTTTTATTTTCTTTAGGTCCGTTTTGTAGCGCCTCAAATAAAGAAATTGTTTCCCTTTTTTCTTATATCGGCTGATACAGTCTTTTTTGAATCCGTACGTTTTACCAATGCCACGGCCCCCAATAATAAAATTCAAAAACTTATTGTATGATTTTATGGCCGTTGGGCTATACCAATCAATTGATGTTGTCATTTGAACACTCCATATGGTGATGTGTTATAGCCTCTTGAATTAAGCTCACCGCATGCCATCCAACGTCTAGAGTTATCTGAACCAATCCAACTAATCCAGCAATAACCTTCGCGTTTGACATATCCATCATATATAACATGCATACCATTCGTATAACATAATCCCGTATCTTTACCTTTTAAGCTTGGCGCACGTCTAATTTTGATCGTACAATTTGGATAGAAAGTTCCGATTTCTCGATTAAAATCACTAGGGATATAGTTTAAAATATCCTCTGTAGTTTCATTTAATATCATAGCTTTAGGTATAAACACAGTAGAATATGTGGCTGAATAAGGTAGTGTGATAATATTATAACCTTCATTGTTTCCACACTGATTCGTGCCGAAAAAACGTCCATATGAACCATTCACATCACTATCAAATATTGCGATATGGCTATAAGGTGTGACACTAGGTACAACTTTGAAAACAACAATTGCTCCCGGTTGTAGTTCTGTTGTTTCAATGCAATGTGTTAACATTCCATTTATTTTCCTGTTTTCCCAGATATCTTTTACATAGCCACTCGATGTGCAATTTGCGCCTTTGAACCCGTTATATTGACAATAGTCCATATATCCATCCCAGCACTGGCAACCATAATATCCATCTTTATCAACTCTTTTACCCATCATTTTCTGACGGTAATTATAATATTTATTTGTATCAATATTCATATTTATCATCTCCTAAAAAATATTAAAAAATAATCCGTATTCCTGTAATTCCGCATACAACTCGTTTTCGATTGTAATAACTGCACGTCGCGATCCTTGTAACACTTCAGCCAAAGTCTGGATACCTATATTACCTTTACGGTTGAAGCTATACTCTTCATGCCCTGTTGTATCATTCGCGCTTTTTGGTTTCGTGATTGTCTTTGCGATGTTGTTAACATAGTCATTTGTTTCAATGTCAATACGTCCTTCCGGAGTTACAGATTGTAATGCGATACTCGTATCTTCGCCACTCGCTTGGGTATTACCTCGACTATCACGTGTATATGTTTCCGTGTAGTTCGTGTTTGCTGTTGGGTCATCCTGATCTTGAAATGGAATAGTTTTAAACAACGTAAAATATCGGTCCATATTGATTTCGAACCAATGTTGGAGTTCAAACTTCCAATATGCATATGTTTCCTGCCCAATTTCGTCGAACCAAAAATGCTTCAAAATACCAGTTTCAAAAGCTTTACGTTTTTCAACATCTTCATAAAATTTATAGTTAAAATCAAAAATTTTCTTACGTCCGATCTCTAGCACTTCCGCATCACTTAAATTATATTGGGAGTCAATTAATTCTGGTAATGCTAAATTGTGACATACACCACATATTGTTTCTGTATTTTCGGCAAGTACCGGACTTTGCAAAGTCAATAAATAGTTAGGAACGTTTAATTTATTCATCATTGTCATCACCTTCTTTAACATCCAAATTTTTATTAATATTAAAATCTTTAATACTTGTGTTTGAATCTAATTCAAGTAATTGCATGATTTCTTCATAATCTTCATATGGCGCGAATTCAACGCTCGCACTTAATCCGAATTTTTTGTTTAGTTCTTCAATGGCTTTTTTACGTTCTCTTAACCAAATGTTTCTAGACGCGATAACCTGTTGGTTGTTAGCGTTCACCTCATCTGAAACCAATCTTTCTTTCTTGTCCATATTGGCATTTTCAATTCCTAAGAATGTCATACACTCTCTTAATATCGCCTGTTTCATACCGTGTAATTCGTCTGCGATAAAAGGTGCGTTTGTTTGTAGAATGTTAATATCTTCCGTTCTGAAACCTTTTGAGGTGAATATTGTTTGCACACCTTGTAATATCTTCTTCATGAAAACTTTAAATTGCTGTAACATTCTTCTATCTCCTGTAATAATATATGGCGTCCACTGCATGGTTAAATTCTGGTCCATAGTTCGGCTAGTTAAAGCCAATTTTTTAGCATAAAAATTCAAATATGGGAATAATCCAACATATAAAGGACTGTTTTTCATAACGACACACTCTTCACTTGTCAACTTCTTTTTAACAAGTGGACTAGTGGAAACCGTATGATATTCGGTCGGCAAAGTGTAATGGTTCAAGCGACCACCTAGTGTGATTTCACTGCATATCAATCCTAACCTTTCATCATTATAAAATCCAATGTAACCGCGTGTCTGCAATACATATTCTAAATAGAATGTATTAATGGATTCGGGTAATCCTTTATAATTAAACATGTTTAAGCTCAACATTTGTAAATATGTGTAGTAAATAAAGTCAGCCTCTCCATTCTTCATCGTAGCAATATCAACCGCATTACGGCAATAATCCGTGAATGAACATGTGTCATCCAATAAACTCATTTTAATCATCTCCTTTAATTATATGGTAAATAAAAAAGGTTGAAACGTCAACCTTTATATTAGTGCACTTTCTTTTCTTTATAATTTCCATATTTATCAACCATATCAGCCGCATAAATTTCACCGTTATGATGGTCGTAATTTCCCACATCTTTAACATGCCACAGTGTAATACCATTATCAAATACACGTTTGATTTTTTCAAGATCGCTAGGGTCGATATTTTCACCTTTAATATTACACTTAACAGTCTGTATGTAATTCCAATTTTGTCGTGTGTGTAAATTCGGGTAGTCAATTGTATTCGTTGCATATCCTCGCATATCCCATATTTTATTAATTTTATCCTGGTATTCTTTGGTAGGTTTATACGCATATAGAACTAGCGTGTTTAGATCGAATGCTGTTTGTCTTAACACATCATTTGAGCCAGTCACAACACTATCGGCTGTTGCCTGTGCGTCGTGAATACGTGCGTTATAACTATCCATAGCATTTTGAATGTTTGTTTGATTTTGGTATTTTGTTGTTAGTTCTCGCAATTGATTGCTAATTGCGGTTGCTTGCGTATTTGCACTAGCCTGTGCATTTGCATTAGCAAGTGCATTTGCATTTTGTAAATTTGTTTGTTTGACGTTGATTTGATTCTGGACTGCCGTTTGTGTCATACCTAAACCGGCTCCGACTAGACTACCAACCGCACCACCTATATTACCGCTTAAAGCGCTTGCAACGCCACCACTTAATCCACCTATTGCATTGAAACTAGCATTAATCATATTTGATTTATTTTGAAGATCATTTAGATTACTAGCTAGATTCGTGTTTCTACTTGTAATGCTCAAATTCAAATTATTCTGTAAGCTTGTTTGTGCACTTAACGCATTTCCTGTAGCACTTGCTATTGCAGAATTGGTTTCATTTGATCTTCGAATGTTTGACAGACCGACATTCATTGAGTTTCTAGACGATTGCATTAACAATGCTGTTTGATCGCTTATAATTGGTAGGCTACACTCATATTGCGATTCAAAAGAGTTATCAAGGTTCATAATTACGTCGTTTGTTGTTTCGGAGTTTGTCTTTAATTTATAATTAATAGGCACAATATTTAATTTTGAGCTGTTCGGACTACCAACAAACGCGAATTGAATTGCGTTAAAATTATCCCATAATTCGTTTTTAAAAATCTTATTCGTCCCGTTATTATCACTTATTAATAGATATGAATAAGGATACCATAATATTTTAGTGTTTTTAACAACTTCCGGATATAAATGAAGTGGACCATCAATAACATTTGTTTTTATGAATTGGGATGTGTCATTGTCGTTCATTTTACAAAAACCAAGCACACCATATTTTAACATAACATAGTTACCTTCACCAACAGCAGTGAAATTTTCTTTAACTATTCTTAGCTCATTATTCACAAAAGCGAGCCCAGGGATATAGTTAGTTATGACAATAGAAACGCATTTACCCACTAATTTTTCGTCTTTACGAATCGCGTCTAAAATGGTGGTTATACTGCTTATTGATATATCTTGATTCCCTGTATTTTTTAATTTTGTGATCCCTAATCCTGTAATCCTAGAATATGGCAATATATAATAATTAATTTGGGTGGGCACACCCAAAGTTCCGGACGTGTAAGTGTCACTGCCATCCATTTTACATGTCATTCCAATTACAGCGAAACTTATATCCCCCATAGGGTTCAGGATTGTTACATCTTCAGCAATGAGGTCCGTACCGATCTCCATGTTCTCCGGCTGTGTGTTGATACAAGGTCTACGTGCATCGTATGAATTTTCTTTATAGTATTGTGGTCTGTGTTCGTAAGCTATGTATGATTCCATGAAATTATTTTCAATTTCGAAACGCCAAGTTTGGATCACATCCGTTTCAAAAATAATACTAGTTGCGTTATCGTTTAAATATCCTAAAGATGTAATGAAGCAATATATCCATTTTGATGCGTTTCCAGTATCGTCATTTTGATATATCAAATAATTGTATAAACGTAGATCATCATATAATCCTGGTACGACTACCGTTCCATCTTTTCTTTGATATGTGTAATTTTCGAATTCAATATGATCATAATTATCCATAAAAAAATTAAATTGTTCTTCTACATTATTAAATGCACCCCAAAAAGTATTATTCATTGCGTCAATTTCTAATCCTTTTAGCACATAAATTTTGCTTTTTGGTGTGAATTGGCTATTCACAACTCCTATACTCATTTTTAACCATCTCCTTTTATTTTATAATAAATAAAAATAGTTGAAAGTTCAACTATTTTATTTGTCTTTGATATAATCGTATATTTCACGGGCTTTCGTGCCACGCGTTGGCTGGTTAGGGTCGGCTGGTCTTTCATAGTTAGCTAGAAATTCAATCGCTAGTGTGTAAGGGTCGGCGGTTGACTTTGAAAAACTCAAAAAACTTTCGGGGTAGGCTGCTGTTGCAATCCATTGCTGGTTATTTTCCATTTCCCACTGAATTCTTTCGCATTCACCTTGCCCGAAATTAGAAACATCCGGGTAATATCCTTTTTCTTTTAGCCAGTCAATTATTTTAGTCCACGGTGTCCATTGTACTAATCCATACCCACGACTAGCTACCGGTTGTGCAAAAGGTATATCGCTCTCCCACCTATTTGGGTTAACTGTCGATTCAAAATAAGCGTTTCCTAACATACCCGCAACCGCATTTGCACTCCAACCTTTCACTTTAAAGAACTGCCAAAAAGCTACCCAATTCTGCTTAGATTCATCTTCCGTAAGTGGTCTCGTATTGTTAATATCACCTGGGATAATCCATTTACCAGTTGGTGTTGGCCCTGGGCCTGGTCCTGGTTGGATTTCTTCTTTTGTTTGATAAAAACCAAAATCAACTCCTAAACCGTCTAACATGAAATAATGCTTAGTGTATTTGTATATGGGTTCGGGTGCTGGAGGTTGACCGCCCTCAAACTTTTTCCACGGTTGCCCGTATCCATTTACAATATTTGTGTCATTTACATAGAATACTTCCGTTGGTATAACGGAACCACTTAACGCATAACATTGATTACCATAACCACATGTGACACCATAATAAACTAGGCCGGCATTCTGTGTAAAAGTTTGGTCGATATGGCAGTGGTCACCCGTAGCCATTCCAGCCGTACCCGTATGGTATATTAGATCACCTTGTTTATAATGCGTTGCGGTTGGTGGGTTGGCATCATGCGTGAAACTAACTGTAACATAGCTTAATCCGTTTGGAGTCCAAACGGGATTGTCACAACTATATGCGCGTGTATTCCCTACACTATCACTATAGGATAAATGACAAGAAAAAGGAGCATATACGGGTACACGCACTTGCCCGCTGATCGCATTATCAAACGGGTGTCCACAGCAGTGTGATAACGCTGTAGGACTAGACCATTGCGTGATGTTCATTGTTTCCATAGGAAACAAACAAACTTCATATCCTTCATGGACTAACTTTTGATTGGCCTTCATAAATTCAACTCCTCCTCTAATTCAACTAATTCTCTTAATTTATCTTTGCATATATTATATCTTTCATAATCAACATCCTTTAGAATATGCATGGCCTGCATATAAAACTCGATGTAAAAATAAACGCTTAAACCTTCTGGTAGACTATATGGGATATCTTCCGGTTTTTTCATCTCATAGATACTTGAAAATTCACATTTTTTACTCATAAATTAACCTGATTTCTTAGAAAAAAGCTAGATTAAATCTAGCTATAATTTAATGCCATATAAACTACCAACCACATCACTAGCGCTACAGCGTGTGAGTACCTTATCCGGGCCCGTTTTTAATAGCGAAACTGAATATTTACGTGCATTGCCTCCACTCAGACTATCAGCAGAAATAAATTCTGCTGACATAAACCCCACACCATTATAGTTTGTCTCGACTGGTAGAGCATCAAATAATGCGGTTGGGTATAAACAATTACCAAGAACTTTATTTCTGCCATAACCACTGTCGGTGAAATGAAGATTCAAAATCAACATGTCATATTTATTTTTAATCACATTAACATCCATAAAGTTACTATCAACAGGCGCTGACGTTCCGTTTGTGTTGTAGGGTGTTAAATTTGAAATTAATTCAATTTTAACATCATTTTCATCTAAAAGATTATGTGTGATACTATTAGATTTTAGAGCATACATTTAAATACCCCCTTCACTGGCTACTGGTGTAGCACCTTTTTTAACGTTTATAATATCCTCTTTAACAGTTGTGATATCTTTTTTGATATTATTGATTTCTGTTAAATTATTTTGAATGCTTAATTGCATTGCTTCACACAATTCTTTTAATTCACTAATATCATTTTCATCTAAAAGATTATGTGTGATATTATTAGATTTTAAAGTATACATTTAAATACCTCCTTCACTGGCTACTGGTGTATCACCTTTTTTAATGTTTATAATATCCTCTTTAACAGTTGTGATATCTTTTTTGATATTATTGAACTCTGTTAAATTATTTTGAATACTTGATTGTATTGCTTCACACAATTCTTTTAATTCACTAATTTCACCATTAATTGCTACCAATTGATTATTAATATTTAATATTTTAGTCGCCTGTGCTTTCTGTTCTGTGTCCAATTTTTCCAGAGTCGTATTATATTTATCTTGTAGTTGCTTAATTGCAATATCAATACGTTCATCAACTAAACTAGGTAATTGATCTTTTACAAATTGCACAATAGTTTCTAGATTTCCCGCAATATTTTCATTCCACTGTACCACAACATCATTTACAGCTTTCACAGTCCATTCAATATAACCCTGTAATTGATTAATACATTGGTAAATATTCATGCCCGTGTTGAACGCGCTGACATATTGCTGTGCTAAATTTTTACCGCTTAACTTTAACCCATTGTATTCTGGTAGAATAGATTGTAGTTTATCATCGTCAATAATACCCATATTATTCACCTCCATTATTATATCCGATTAATTCTTTTATTTTTTCAGGCAAAATATCAGGATTGATTTTAGCAATATTCTCCACAATACTAACCACTTCTGTGATAATTGCGTATGTGCATATAACCGGTACTAGATCAACCCCAAAAGGTAATGTTAAATAGCTTTCAGCATAATTAATTAATACACCTAATGCGTAGCAGAAAACGAACCCAACTTTTTTAAATAGTCCATCTCTCAGTTTACTGGATTTTATTTGCCCACCATCTCTAATCGCACCAACAATTCCAGTGACCAGATCAAGACCATTAAAAACCAATGCCACTAAAATAATTTTCATGTTTATCACCTCTTTCTTTTTCTATCATAATAAAAAATAGTTGAATGTTCAACTAATTTTAAATAAAAAAGAAAAAGAGTTAAATTAATAACTCTTTTCCTAATTCGCAATTCACCTGTATAGAAAGGAGGGGTGCCATGTCCTAATCACGACACCGATATTATAACACATCTACACGTTATAAACAACCTTAATGACACATGTTACACTCGAACTAGTGTCCGTAATTGTTACTGTGGTTAATCCTTCGCCTTCAATCCCATTTAATCCTTTAATTTCAACGTGTCTTGAGTCAGCTGTTAGCGTTGCACCAACCATTGTTTGTTCACCTGTTGCTACCGTTAATTGAATAGGAGCATTCAATCCACTAGTCTGTACGGTAAATGGTACTGTTACACTATCCCCTTTTTTAAGTTGTACAACTGTAGGGTTGGCGTAAATAGCTGTTACTTTTTCATCAACTTCACCTGAAACAAAAGCGATCGCGTTTGCGAATCTAGACGTTGCGATACCTTCCCAGTGATGTAAGAAATAATTCCAATATAATCCTTTCGCGTTATAGGCGACACCGACACTATATTTCTGATCAAACACACGATAGATCTCACTATCAACGACTAATGCTTCAATAGTTCCCTGTGATGCAGTTGGTAATGTTGGTAATACTAATACATGTGCTTTAAATTCAGCGAATTCTAACTGGAATGTCTGAGCCAACCAATCGATATTTAAGTAGCTGTTTGACTTTCCATTTAAAATGACATAAATATCATCATAGTCATTTTGTTTGGTAACAGCCATAGCATTATATGCATTCGTAGGTTCAGTTAAATAAGATACATATTCTGTTATTTTTCGCGCTAACTCTTTAGCTGAATCCGTATTTGTCACCGCACTTGTTTTTACGATCTTCATTAATCCATTTTCATAGTGTTTAACTAGAGCAGATTTCATATAGTTGTAATCATCTTTGTTGTCTCCATTATACATAGAATCAACAATACGACCAATCAAACTATTCACACCATCCCAAGTGACGAAATACTTACGCATATCATCATCTGTAATTGTTGCTGGATAATATGACTTACGATTAACAACATAAAATGCTTTTTTAATGTCCGGCAACTCGCGCTTAAACAAAGTATTTTCCGCGTTGGATTGGTCATAAGCATGCTCTTTTGCACACTCAACAAAATATTCTTCCATTGTGTAGCCTAAAGACATATTTTCCATTTTAAATGGCGCTAATTTATTTGTTAAAATATTTCGGTGTGCAATTACTCGACCAATTCGAGTTGCTAAACTCATAAACTCAACACCTAGACTGTCAGGATATTCTAACAATCCGTTCATGAATTCTAATGATGAAACTTCATTAGGGTCTCCAATTGTTGACTGGAAGTTCGGAGAAGATGCCCTATACATAGCACTCGCGACTTCCTGACCTGTTGGCTGTGTGGCCAAGCCTAAATCTTCTTGAATCGCTTTTGCAACGTCTTTTCCTGTCGTTCTTGGCATATATAATCACCTCTTTCGTTTTTAAATGCCTAATTTTTTTAAATCCATTGGTTGTTTCTGTTTCGGATTATCACCTCCGGAACTTTCAACACCAATTTGCATGAATAATTTACTATTTGCTTCCGTTAGTGAATTATTCTTTTCAACTAATTTTGTGTTTTCAGCTTTTAATTCGTCTAATTCTTTGAAATTTTTTTCAATCGCAGCGCGCATATCATTTAACATGGTTGAGCGTTCCGCCTGGTCTTCAATTGTTAACACTTCCGTGAATTTAGATCTCAATTCATCACGTTCCATATTTACACATCCCTTCTATTTATAAATATATGATATTAATATTCTAAAGTCAACACAAAAATAAAACTCTCTTTTACGAGAGTTTCATAAATATAGGCTGTAAAGTTTAAAGTGTCACCAGCTAGATTACTATACCTAATTATGTTATCAGCACGTTTCACCGCGAGTAATTCTGATACACATGTCTGATTCCCAATCTTTATTCCTTACATATTAATAATAACATGTTATTTTATTTTTTCAAATCTTCTTTAATTTTATTTTTAACGTATTTACTGAATTTTTTGGATTTCAATAAACATTCAATATAATCAACAACTTCAACTTCATCTTTGTTGACACAAACACAATATTTATTTACATGATCACGATACCATTTATTTCGGTTTTCTTTCGATTTTTCACTCATCATCATCATCACCACCTTTTTCTTTACACCATGCAAGCGGTTTACCTAGTGTATATGTGTGAACAAATTCATTTGTTTCATGATTAACAATACTCCAGCCATCCTTTAGATATTCATTTAATGCGTCAATATCTTTTCTATAAGCGCTATAATCATAATCTTTTATGCTTCTTACAATAACAACTTTATTCTTCAACGGCGGACTTCCAAACATAATTTCATTGAATTCTTTTAATCTTTTATCGCACTCTTCAAATATTCCACCATTTTCATAACTCGACATCTGATATTGTAGTTCATCAACATCTTTACGTAATGTATTATTTTCATTGCGTAAATTATTGTAACTATAATCTATAATCAATCCAACTAATACAACAATCACTATGTTTAACAACAAATTCATAAATATCACTCCTTTATAATCCATATAAATATCAGAATCATTCCTATTGCGTATACTGTAAACAGAAATGTAACACTCAAACAACATAAAGCCATGAGTAAATATTTTATTATGCTACTTAGAACACTTATCACCTTACCAACCTCCTTACCTACTTTTAATGTTGAATTGTCTATCAACTAGCACAATACCACCAGGAACATGTGTCTTTTTAAGGCAGTCATTAATAACATTTCCAACTCTAAAGTTATCATATGTTACATTTTGTTTAGCTTTTTGTGTCATACCCGCACACTTAACATTTAGATAATAGCAAACACCCTCACGAATATAATACAGCTTGTCCTTACAATCATTTACACTAATATATTCTTGCTGGTGCTCCACATATTCCTTATAGCTGATTTCAATTTCTTCAACGTACGATTTTGCACCAATAAAATAAGCCCGGTTAAATACAGATTCTAAACCCCAATAACCTAACTCTTTATCATCAATAATATCTTTAATAGCGTCGGGTACTTGTACGCCTACTAAGTGTATTGAATCCGTATCAATATATGCGACTCTATGGATACCTACTTTTTGTGCGATACTAATTGTATATTTACGCGCATATGCGGTTACGAACTCGCCATATGGTAAATAAATAGGATCTCGAAATTGTTCGTCGATTACCTCTTTTATTTTTCCGTCTTCATACGTTGTAAACATAGGGTCATGCAAACGTAATACACCATCATCCTTATCAATAAAAGGAATTTTAGGCGTAACATTTGGATTCGTTGCAAACTTTCCATAAACTGAATTCATTTTTCGTTTAGCTATGAATCGCTGTGCACCTTTTGAGTTTTTCTTAACTTCCATTTGCTCGTCAATAAATTGTCGTGCAATCCCAATGCACCCCTTAAACTTATATCCATCAATAAACTCAGCGTCATAAATATCATATTGTTCATTAAATAACTGCCAGTCGACACTAGTCAACGTCATTCTTACAACCTCCCCATTTGAACTACTTACATATTTCTTACTCCCAAAAAACCGACTGAACTTATCCAGCGAAATGCAAGGGATATGATCCTTTTTTATGTCAAACGCGAAACTAACAACTCCAACCCAAAGAGGATAGTCATCATCATGCTGATATTCACCCTCAAAATACACGGGCGTTTCATACGGCAAATTATCATAGTACATTCGTGATGGAAAAAGGGAATTGACATCAAAAACTATGCCATGCCCTATTTCTTTTTCTTTTAGTTCCGGGTTAGCCCAAACAAAACCACCGCTGTAAGCTGGTCTTAACTCTTTGTCAACATCCATTTCTAACGGCGGGAATATCTTCTCAAACGCCATGGGCAAAGTTTTCTTGAAAGATTCAAAACTACAGCTTGTGGCTGTCATTTTATTGAATCCCAGCTTGAAACACTCATTTAGTGCCATACCTTCAATATCAATATCATTAAATAAATAATCAACTTCATGTGGGGTTAGCTCGTGCCCAACCTCGCGTTTAGTATTATAATCTAACTTTAATTTTCGTATTGGCAAATTGAAGTCATGCGCTATTTTTTCGATTGAAAAAGGTATCAGCTTGAAACTATCCCATATTGTCGTTTTAGTCGAACGATATATAGAATACTTCCACCATATTTCAATGGAATACCACAGTCCAGTATTAGAAATAATTGTTTTAAAACAGCCTGTTTTAGGTTCTTCCGAATATTCATATCCATTACTTAATAACCAGCTGACTATGAACTCACCGTCAAAAGCTAGATTATGAAAATATAATTTACGAGTTTTCTGTTGACACCACTCTATGAAGCCATCAATAGTATTCCCATATTCTTTTATACTTGAATCACTAACGAAGCTTGCACCCCATGCCCAAACTCTACAGTCTAAAGGGTCTGTTGTAGTTTCAAAGTCACACGCCCATATCTCCTTGGACTCTTTTTTCTTTGACATGCCACAACCCCCTTTACATTATTTATTGTATACAACAATTCCATCTTTGACATGGGCACGTCCGGTGAATACTGCCAAACTATCTCTTACATCTGACATATCTGTTCGTATATTCTTACTTAATTGTTCATTCACGAACATTTGATTTTTGGTGTATTCACGTGACATATCTATATAATTAAATGCTGAAACCGCATTACGCTCTTGATAGAACCATTGCAATAGTTGTTTATCCGACAATGATTTCATGTCTTTGATTATCTGTTTACCTTCCTTTTTAGATATATTGCCACCTCGTATTTGCTCCTCAATTGCTATTTTATAGTTGGTCCTAAGATTTTTTATTTTCTGGTTTTCCTTCCTGGTGTTCTTTTTTAAACTCTCAATTCGCTTATCTAATTGTTTAGGATAACGATACGATTGGATATTCACGTGGTGTACCTGCTCAAAAAACCCACCACGATCATCACGCAAAGTTGACCTTGCATTTTCAACGCGTATAGATGTTACAATACCGCCTTTTGTCTCATTCAATTTAGACAACCCAACGGACTTTGAAAGTTGACGCCTTTGTTTATTTTGTTTATCAATTAATTTATTTGCTTTTTCAATTTTATTTCTATTAAAAACAACGCCGTATTGATTTTCGATGAATCTATTTTCTTTATTGAATTTTTCAATCGATCGTAAATACTTGTTAAACTCTTTTCGATCGTTGAAATCTTTTATGGTACGAATGTCCGTAAACGCAACATCCTGCCCTAGATTTTGGGCTTTTGTTGCGGTTCTTTTAGCACTTGCTATTGCATTGCGCAATCGTTTAACGTCTCTTGTTGACTTCCTCATTTTAGCCATTTTTTTAAACACCCCCATTTTAATTCAAAATAAAAGGGTGTTTGGCTAACACCCTTATTTCATTAGGCTATTTCACAGCCATGCTTAAATATTTATTTGAACTTGAGTTAGATTTCTTTTGAATGATTGTCACACATACCGGTTCTTTCGCCCAATCGTAGTTAAATACCTGCTTCAATTGTTTCAATGCCTGTAAGAAAGGTTTACTATTTGTTGCATAGGCTTTGCCATCCTTATCAATAACAGTAATTAATTTAGAACAAATAATTTCACCTGTTCTCTCGTTTTCTTTTTCTACATCTTGTACAATATACCCCGTTAGGCACAAGTCCTTACCTACTTGATCGCTTAGACCTTCCGCATTATTTACCGCGTTGAATAATTTAACGCGTTGTTCGTATGTCATGTCATCAGTCACAACCAATCCTGTGTTTTCCATTGCCATTACTTCATTTCCTAAATTTTCCATATTAATTTTTCTCCTTTTAATTTTAACATTGCTTTTTAATTAGTTTATTTTTAGTTGCCTAATATTGAATTCAGCATAACATAACAACCCACCATCGCTTTTTATTATGAAGACATAACACATTTAATATTTTACATCTCGCACCTCCTCGTTGTATAAAGATGACAGTACTGCCATCTTTATTAGTATTCAACAAGGGCAACTAATCCATCGTAATAATACGTGAAGTAATTTCCTTTGATTGTTCTGCATGGTTTATCAACAGTTGGATTGCAGCAATCATATGGATAGATATTAAACTTCCCATGTAAACAAGGACCACGATTAGAAGCCATCATATCACACATGATTCTTGAAGCAACGCTAAAATCAGAATCCCCCTTGTTAAAAATCGCAACACGTGTAATTCCATCACCATACCCGTTTGGAATAAGTACTTGAAACTCTTCATTACCAACAAGAAGACTACCTACATCCGATGCTGTTTTGAAACAATGATCACCAAATAATTCACGAACCCTGTACCAGTGATTACCTCTATCTTTTCCATGTAGAGAAATGTAAGCATAGATATGATTCAAACAACATTCTTTATTCAATACTCTTTTTTCAAATTCATCATAGTTTCTACTACTTTCATAAAGTTTCGCATAATCGTCACAATCAAGAATACATGACCCCAAATAGTGTGTGCTACAATCTTTTGACATATTCTGTTTCAATACAACATCAATATTTTCCATATTAATTTTTCTCCTTTTAATTTTAACATTGCTTTTTAATTAGTTTATTTTTAGTTGTCTAATATTGAATTCAGCATAACATAACAACCTACCATCGCTTTTATTATGAAGACATAACACATTTAATATTTTACATGTTGCACCTCCTCAATTAATTCATCTATTTGCATGTTTATAAAAACAAACCACATAACTAACATTATAACCAATAATATAATGAAATTTATGTATCTATTTGATACTTTATAATACTTGAAATTGCCTTTACAATGCTGATATATTTGGTATACAGATAATAACATCCAAATTATATATGTTGCAAGAATTAAATTACTAAACATAATTATATCCTCGTCTTTCATTTTCTTTAACCATATCATCAAATGAGACAACACCTTGAAAAACTTTACGCTTAAAAAGTGTTAACGTCTCATATTTGAACGAATACGACGCTATAATACTTCTCGAATTTAAATTGCAAATATCCATTCGAATTAAATGCCGTCTTTGGTATACCAAGTGAAACGCTAATTTATAATTACATAAATAATCCTCAATAACATCCACAATCTTATCAATATTATCCATAGTTAGATCGCTCGGATAGTGCCCGTGTTTATAAATTTGGCTCATAATTGTAACCTCCAGTTATTTTTATTATTTTATTTTCCTTTGTCATTTTATTTTCCCTCTCTTTCTTTACACTCATATTATACCACA